ATGTCTGACGCGCTCTCGTGTATCTCACCCGGTCTTTTGGCCCATGGCGACGGTGTCGTCGTGGTGTTCGCCATCCTTGGAGTGGCGGCCTTAGTTGGCGGCGTATGGGGTGTTCTCTCTTCGTGGCTGGCGCTGCCTCTGGATCGTTTCTATCGCTGGTTCTATCAGTTGCCCGAATGCACGCCTGGTAACTGCTGCTGCCGCCGCACGTGCATCTGCATAGTCCTTGGACGGGGCAATGAGCCATGAGCAGCCATTTCCCCAACAGCCCTTGCTACCAGTGCGGGGGCAACCTGCAGAAGCTGACGGCGCTGGATGCAGCCCTGACGTGCTGCACCAGCTGCGGCGCACTGACCTCGAAGCGGGTGGATATGCAGAGCTCCTACAGCGCCTTGAATGGCAGCAGTTCTGGACGCTCACGTTCCGGGTCGAGCATGGCAGTGCCTCGGGCGGCGTCCACCCGGAGAAGGCTGATAAAGCGTTCCGATTCTTCGTCAGCTGCATCAACCGCGGCATCTATGGCCCCAAGTGGAACACCAAGTGGCACCGCGGCATCCAGTGGGCGCGCGGTCAAGAATTCCACCGAGACGGCAGGCTCCATTTCCACGCCGTTGCAGCTGCTCCTACCGATGACCTCAACCGCCTCATGTCCAGGTACGAATGGCACGAATGGTGGTTCAAGGAGTTCGGTCGCAACCGTATCGAAGCGCCGCGCAGCCAGCTCGATATCACCGGCTACGTCTCCAAGTACGTCGCGAAGGGCGGGGTTGTTGACCTGTCGCGAAACTTCGGTGCCTGGGAACCGCCACCAATCGACTACACACGCAGGCCGCAGCAAGCCGAGTTCGATCAAACAACGCGCAGGGGAAGTGTCGAACCCGTGACCCGGGGTGCAGGGGTGAAGCCCCTGCGGTAAACGCCTCACACGCGCACGTAACAACGCCGCCCCGGTTTGTTGGGAAACCTCCTACCAGGACGGCGCGGGTGCCAGCCAACACCCTGGCAAACACGCTCTGATCGCAGCGACAGCAACACGCGATCCGGTAGGCCTCCACCGTGACAGATGGCCCCGGACGGACTGATGCAAGCATCGCGTTTCGGTCACCGCTAAGCCTCTCCCGCCCCCCCGAATGGGGGGTAAGGGGGGCCTTAGCTTGACCCCCCAGTACCGCCCTAAATCAGCGTCACCCCAAAACGACAACCGACCAACAACGAGAAGAGAGAAACGAACATGAGCAACCCGACCGTCAAGATCACCACCCCCGTCGAAACCCGCAGCGTCACGACCTCCAAGGGTATCCCGAAGGCGATTTACTACCAGCGCGCAACGCTGGAAACCGAGGAGATGCGTATCCAGGTGGAAGTTGAAGTGGATGGCCCGGACAAGGGCTATCCCGTGGGTGCCGCCAAGGAATGGGATCTGGTCCGTGACCTGGTGCCCGGTCGTTTCGGTATCGAACTGGCACGTCGCATGACCCTCATCGATCCGAACTCAGGCAAGCAGGCTCCCAAGCAGGCCGCCTAAGCAATGTCCGAACCGGCTCCCTTGTACGTCGTTGGCTGTGCTGCTGAGAACATCCAGCAGGATGGGACGTGCTCGGTGCCGGTCTGGATGCCGTACCACCAGCCAGTGCTTCCACCCCTGACTCTGGCCGATGGAACCGTAGTTGCCTTCGCGATAGTGAGCTTGTGGGCAATAGGGTTGAAGGCGCGCCTCGTATTCCGCGCGGCGCGTATAGGGTCCTACTGAGAGAGAGCAAACCGCATGAACATGAAGAACATCTCCACCGCTGTTTCGTCCCTGCCGGGCAAGGTCGCAGCCGGTGCGACTGCCCTGGTCGCCTCGGGTGCCGCGATGGCGTCCGGTGGTTCCGGTTCCCCGGGCGCTGCCATTGCTGGTGAACTGAGCGGTGGCAAGGGCGACGTGATGTTGGTGGTCGCGGCCTGTGCCGTGATTCTGGGCGCCATCATCCTGTGGGGCTATGTCAAGAAGGCTCGCTGAGCGCCTTCCGTCCAGGGCAGGGGGCGCGCGGAAACGTTCGCCCCCTTGTTTTTGAGCAAAAGGAGGGGATATGGGGTACTTCGTCATCATCGGCATCTGCGGAGCCTGCTGGCTCGCATTTGAGGGGCTGTGAGCATGCTTCGTCTAATCGTCCTGCTCGCGCTGGCCCTAGCATGTTGGTCGGGCTTTGGTGCCGGTGTATCTGTAGCAAGCGCGCAGGCCAGCACGTGGCCCTGCTACAACGCCCCTACCGCTTGTGATCAAGGCATGGCGTATCAGGCCTGCATGACGCACCCCTACAAACTCTCGACCATGCTTTCCGTTACGCGTCGCGAGTGCTCTTTGACAGGTCCTTTCTCTCAAGGCGATGGACGTTACGGCCTAAGGGTGTGGGGTCCGACAGCAACATCAAACGGTCAAGATATTGGTCCGGTCTCAGCTACAAACCCTTTCAATTTCTATACTAGTTGCGCAAAGCGCAGCAGCGGTGTTACGCCATTCTTCCCGCCGTCAGGCTCCGTTCGATGCATGTCCGGCTGTGAGTCCGTGTTTCGCCAGAATGCCGACGAAACCAGCACCTACAGCACCAATGGGAAGACGTGTCTCGATAAGCCGGATTGCGCAGCCCAGGGCAAGAACATGGTCTGGAATGGCGCGCTAGGCGTGTGTCAGCCCGTTGAGCCGGAGTGCAGCGAAGGTCAGGTGCTTGTCGGCAACGCATGCACGGATGAGAAGCCTTGCCCCGACGGCATGGCGCTCGTGAACGGCTCATGCAAGAAGAAGGATGAAGAATGCCCCGCGGGTTTGACCCGGTCGCCCCTGGGCAACTGCATCCCGGGTGACGGCCAGTGCGCCTCAGGCGAGGTTCGCGGCAAGGACGGTACATGCAAGAAGGACAAAGACGGCGACGGCAAGCCGGATGAGGGTGAGGAAGGCGGCGAGGGCGAAGACGGCCCGAAGGATGAATTCTCTGGTGGTGATGACTGCAAAACACCGCCGTCGTGTAGCGGCTCGCCGATCATGTGCGGGCAGGCTCGAATTCAGTGGCGCATCGACTGCAATACTCGACGCCACAACAACATCTCAGGCGGCCAGTGTACTCAGGCCGGCACGCCGGTGTGCACCGGCGAGGAGTGCAACGCCATGGAATACGCGCAGCTTCTCCTGCAGTGGCGGACCGCTTGTGCCGCTGAAAAGCAGCTTGCGAAGGACGGCACTTCCCCCGGTGCCAGCACCGTTGATGCGAACGGCAACGGCGTTGCAGATGCGCTTGAAGGCATTGGCGAGGCAACTGGTCCAGGCGACGGTAATGAGGATGTTGCTGGCGCAAAGAAGTGGGGCCTTCGCGTATCCACTGGCATGCTCGATACCGACAACCTCTTTGGAGGTGGTTCGTGTCCTGAGCCGCCTTCTTTCACCATGATGGGTTCGACGATCAGCGGCGCTGATTTCCCTCATTTTTGTCGCTTCGCCGCGATCATGCGCGGTTTGATTCTTATCTTTGGCGCATTCACCGCAGTCAAGATCCTTATGGGATGGGGGTTCTCCGGATGATGGTTTGGAACTGGATACTTAAGGGCATATTCCACCTGATCGGCAGCCTTAAGAATGCTGCCGCTGGGATCGCCGGTAAGGTGCTGGCTACCTTCGGCCTCACCACTGTCACGTTTCAAGCGATCCTGCCTAACCTGAAGGCATTTGTGCTTCAGAACATCAGCGGTCTCGATGGTCCAGCCATGGCTTTTCTCGGCTATCTCCAGGTCGGGACAGCCATGTCAATGATCCTTTCCGCACTGACTGTCCGGCTCACTTGGAAGGTGTTCATCGTTCCTAAGAGCGTTGCCGATCAACTTGGTGCAGGGTCATGATCTACTGGTATACCGGTCAGCCTGGGCACGGAAAGACGCTGCACGCAATTGAGCGCCTGTTGGAATTCAAGGATCAGGGGCGCATGGTGTTCGCGTGCAACATCCGCGAGTTCGACTACGCAAAGACCGGCGTCCTAGAGATGACGCCGGAGCAGTTTCGTGACTGGCCGGCCTTCCTTCCCGATGGTGCTGTCGCACTTGTCGATGAAGCATACGAGCATCAGATGCTGCCAAAGCGCGCACCCGGTGCGAAGGTGCCACACCATGTCGAGCAGCTTGCAAAGCACCGTCATCGTGGATTGGATTTCATCTTCGTTAGCCAGTCACCGGACAAGCAGTGCGATCAGTTTGTGCATGATCTGATTGAGCGCCACGTGCACGTGCGCCGCAGGTTCGGAACCAAGTTTGTCAACCTGCGGGAGTTCGACCGATTCGAAGCTCAGGCCGAGAAGGCCACACCCCTCGTAACGAGGCGTAAGAAGCTGCCGACGCGTCCGATGGGCACCTACAAGTCCACCGAGCTTGATACCACTGAGCGAAGAATTCCCTGGTATTACATCCTTCTTCCCGTTGCGGTCGTGCTCGGTCTTTTCCTGATGTATTACACCTTCGGAAGGATGGGTGATCGGCTTGGTGGTAGCGCTGAGTTGCCCGCCGCTGACCGCACGGTAGCCGCTGTTGCGCCGCGCGACGGAGCGTTTGCGACGGCGGGCGGCACGACGGCGGCGTCATCGGTCACACCGGCGGAGTACGCAAGGAGGTTTTTGCCGCGTATCCCGTCCGAACCATGGAGTGCACCTGCGTATGACGACGCCCTTACGCTGCCATCTCAGGCACCACGCCTGTTCTGCATGTCGTCCCGTGGTGGTTCCAACGCTCAGGGCGGTCACGACAAGCCATCCTGTACGTGCGTGACGCATCAAGGCACGCTCTATGACCTGGACGACTCTACTTGCCGATTCATCGCACGGCACGGCCAGTACGAGCCGTACCGCGACGAACGAAATGATCGCTACGTTGACGGTCCCACGCAGATCGAGCGGGGCAGGGCAGAGATAGCAGCGCGGGAGCAGCAAGGCGTCTCACTGTCGCACACCCAACGTTCGTTGGGCTCCTTCCCCGAGTCGCCCGTCTACGACGGCGGCGTCACCAAATTGCGGGACGCGAAGCTATGACCAGTGGCGGCCGTGAGGCACTGAAGTGGTTGGCGGTCGTCCTGATGACCGGCGATCACGTCATCAAGATCTTCGACCTCGGGTACGTGCCGGTGGTCTCTGAGCTTGGTCGTGTAGCGTTTCCTGTGTTCGCCCTGGTAATGGCCTATAACCTGGCCGAGCCTGGTGCCGACATTGGCAAGTCTGTTCGCCGCCTGGCCACCTGGGCCGTGATCGCACAGCCGGTATATGTGCTGGCGTTTGGACTGCTCCTTCCACTCAACGTGCTTGCTTCCTTCGCGCTCGCAGCATCTGTCGTGTGGTCCATCAGGGAGCGGCGCTGGTGGGCCGTGGCGGTGCTCGCAGGGCCCTTGCCGATGCTGGTGGACTACCAGTGGGCTGGCATTGCCTTGGTGGTCGCTGGATACGCGGTGCGTCGGCTGCATGGGGCTCCTGAGGCGGTCTTGCTGAAGCTGCTGGCGATGGGGCTGCTGTGTCACTTCAACGGCAACGGCTGGGCGCTGCTGGCGCTTCCTGTCATGGTGCTTGGGTACGCCCGGATCCAGTTTCCGCGCACTCGCTGGGCCTTCTATGGCTACTACGTTGGCCACTTGGGGCTGCTGGCCATGGTCGCGCTGCTTGCGTCTTGAGGCGAGGACGTCGGCCAGGTAAATGACCTGGCGTCCTGCAGGAGCATTGCCCCTGGAATCCTTTGCCGCACTAGCGTTTTCGGCTGCTGCCGATCGAGCATCGTTCATCATCTGCCGCCATTCTCGGGCGATATTGCAGGTCAAGGACCACCAGGTCATGTCGCATGGTTCAAGGTGATGGCCCTCTGGGGTGAACATGTGGCCACCCTGGAAACCGAAACCGGCCCAAGGGCCGGTTAGTTCGATGCGGTCGTGCGTATCCATCGCCGTCATGCCTCTAGCTCATCCTTGCCCGGTGTCCGGGCAGGGAAGCAAGAGTCGATCCAGAGGCGAATCCAGCGCCAGCCCGAACCGACAAAGCGTCGGATGGTCCGATATGCCATTTCGCATAATGTATATTATGTAAAGACGCGGCCAAGCTGGTGGGCTACTACGGCGGCCTGCTGAAGCTGCTGCTGGTATCGCTCTTGCCTCTCCGTGGTTCCAAGGACAAAGCGAGCATTGATGCATGCGCCAGTACCTAAGTGGCCCGTTCTCGGGCTGGAGCATCCGCGGCAACTACCTAGTCAGCCCTGACGGTGACCGGATGACCCCGGAACGTATTGCCGGTCTGGCGTGGCGGGACCAGATGGAACTCAGGGTCGCCGGGTTTGCCTCCCGGCGCAAGGCCGAGGCTGGTCAACGAAAAGCCGGTCAGCGCCAGATGGTCAAGGTCGTCGTTGTAGACCTGGGCGAGTTCCGCGATCGCCACTTCGGGCGGTCAGCAGGTTGA